TTTGATATTAATTTTGATTTTACTCAAAAGTATATTAAAGCTCATAACGCGTTAGATAAACCACCTCGTTTTGAAATAGGTGTATCTAAAGATTTCAAAAATGATGAAGTTATTAATTTTATGATTTGTGAAAAATCATCTTATTCAAATAAAGCCAACTTTACAGAATCAGGAAAGATTACTAATAAAATAAAACCTATAGCATTTAGTGCTAATAATTTTAGAGAAGTAATATCTGTAAATAAAAATGCAGTAGGTAAAGTACATGTTTATAAAGATGGATTATTAAAAATTAACCTAGAAGAAGCAGGAGTAAAATCAGAATATTTTCTTGTAGCTTTACATGAGTAATAATATTTATGACAAATGACCTAAGGGCACTTTAAATCATTTAATAACGAGTAGCTAGAGCACTCACAAAACGTAAATCAATTATGAGTACAACTTTTAATGAATTTGACATTCTATTCCACAATTTCTTTTACCCTACAAGTGGATACGGTTCAGCAGCAACCACAAAACAACCTCACCCTTTAAATATCTTTTATGACGATGCAGGACTTCATTTTGAAGTAGCTTGTACTGGTCTTACTAAAGATGATGTGAAACTAGATATCGAAGACGATATTCTAAAAATCAGTTATGATAAACCAGAAGAAGAAAAAGAATTGCATCCTGGAACAATTCACAGAGGATTATCTAAAAAATCCTTTAGTTTAGGTTACAAAATCTCAGCTAAATATGACTTATCTTTAGCAGTAGCAAAACTAGAAAATGGTTTGCTAGAAATTTCTATTCCTATTGCTGAAAAAGCAAAACCAAAAACAATAAAAATAAAATAATAACCTTACGCCCTTAGGTTAAGTTTTATTTGGATATTCAAGAAAAATTTATTATATTATATTATAAAAATTTAATTATAAAGTTATGGCAAATTCTCAATTCAAAGGTAGACAAAAAGGATCTACTAAAAAATCAACATTAATTTCAGATCCATCATTAGGTAATTATAAAATAGTTGTAGATGATGAAAGTTATAATCTAGTTTTAACTGACCCTGAAACAGGGAAGGAAAAAATTATTGGTTATTATACTAGATTAATTAATGCTTTAAAATATGTAGTTAGGACTCAAACTGTTGAGAAAAAACCAACTTATACTATTAGAGAATATATCCAAGAATTAGAAACAGTTTCAAACAATTTAAACAATTTAATTAACCATGAGTAAATTAGAATCAAGAGGTGGTAGTATCATCTTAAAACAACTCGAAGAAAACGAAATGAAAGTTGGTAACATCATTATTCCTGATGTGGGCCACGAAAAATCACTTGTAGCTGAAGTTATAGCAGTATCAGATGTATTTAATTGGCATAGAGGTGAATTCGTACCATCAGACTTAAAAGTAGGTCAAAAAGTAGTTATCCCACCAATGGGTGCTCAAAAACTAACATTAGATAATGTAGATTATTTAATTATTTCACAAGAACAAATCCCAGCAATAATAGTAGATTAATCATGACAGAAACAGCATTCGGAACAGAATTAAAATCAAAATTACTATCAGGAGTTAAAAAACTTAATGATAGTGTATCTTCTACTTTAGGACCAGCAGGTAGAACAGTATTAATTAAAGGAGATTATGGTCAATTAACAGTAACTAAAGACGGTGTAACTGTAGCTAAAGCCTTTAAAGAATTAGAAGATCCAATTGAATCAACAGGAGCAGAATTAGTACAAAAAGTATCAATTAAATCTGCTAATGAAGTAGGAGATGGTACAACTACAAGTACTTTATTAACATACGCAATCTTAGAAGAAGGTTTAAAACATGTTAATGCGGGTCAAAATGCAGTTGAAATTAAAAAAGGTATTGATGACGCCGTTGAAGAACTTAAAACAGCTCTTAGCAACTTAACAGAAGACATTTCTGATAATCAACAAATTAAAGAAGTTGCCACTATTTCAGGTAACAACGATGCAGAAATTGGAAACTTAATTGCTACTGCTTTGGAAAAAGTAGGTAGAGATGGAGTTGTAGCTATTGAGGAATCAAAATCAGGTGAAACTTCACTTGAAATTGTAGAAGGTATGCAATTTGATAGAGGTTATAAATCACCTTATTTTGTAACTGATAATAATACAATGACAGCTGTATTAGATAATCCTTACATTTTAATTTACAATGGTAGAATAACAGCTGTAAATGAATTAGTACCAGCTTTAACATTAGCTAATACTGAAAAACGAGCCTTATTAGTAGTAGCAGAGGATATTGATGGAGAAGCATTAGCAGTATCAATTGTTAATAAAATGAGAGGTATTGTAAATGTAGTAGCAGTTAAAGCTCCTGAATTCGGAGATCGTAGAACAATGGCTTTAGAAGATTTAGCTATTATCACAGGTGGTCAAGTTTTATCTAAAGACAAAGGTCATAAATTAGAAAAAATTGATGTTAATACTTTAAAACAATGTTTAGGTACTTCTCGTACTGCTACAATTGGTAAAGAAAAAACAACAATCGTTGATGGTAAAGGATCAGAAGAAGCTATTGAAACTAGAGCTCAAGAAATTAAAAAACAAATTGATGACGCAGGTTCACCATTTGAAAAAGAAAAATTACAAGAGCGTTTAGGTAAAATGATTGGTGGAGTAGCTATTATTAACGTAGGTGGTAATAGTGAGTTAGAAATTAGAGAGAAAAAAGATAGAGTAGAAGATGCTTTATTCGCTACAAAAGCCGCTCTTGAAGAAGGTATTGTGATTGGTGGTGGAACTGCTTTATTATATGCTCGTAAAGGTATTACTTTTGAAGGTTCAAATGATTTTGTAAATGGTAAGAAAATCGTTTACAGAGCAGCAGCTGCTCCATTCCAAAGAATTTTAACTAATGCAGGACATGATCTTGTAGAAGTTCAATATTTAGGTTCTAAATTAACTGATTCAGAAAAAGGAAGTAATTGGAATGGTCTTAACTATAAAGACTTATCAACAATGGACTTTAAAGGAGCAGGTATTATTGATCCTAAAAAAGTAACTCGTATTGCTTTAGAAAACGCAGCATCAGTTGCAGGTACAATTTTGACAACCGAATCTGTAATATACGAGAAAAAAGAAGACAATAAAGAAGAAATCAATCCTATGCAAGGAATGATGTAATAAATTTGGAGTCTCGAAAGAGACTCCATATATTATAATAAATTAATAAGTTATGAAAGAACAAATTTTACATTTAGCAGATGATATCTTCTTAAAAGATAATTCACCTAAAAGAGAAGCATTTATTAAAGAATTTGAAAGTGCTACAGTATTAATGAGAGAAGAAGATTGGGATCAATTTTATGCTTTCGCTGATATTATAATGCAAAAATATTCCTAAATAAAAAGTTATGTTTAATAAAAAACACACCTTATTTACCGAAAAGTATAGACCTGATACCTTAGAAGGATACATTGGTAATGAAGATTTTAAATCATCATTACAACAATGGATTGACACTAATGATATTCCTCATCTATTACTCTCAGGACCCGCTGGTACTGGTAAAACAACAGCTGCTAAATTAATAGTAAATAACATTAATTGTGATTTTATATACATCAATTGTTCAGATGAAAATGGTGTTGATACTATTAGAGATAAGGTAAAATCGTTTGTTTCTGCTGCTAGTTTTAAACCACTTAAAGTGGTTATAATGGATGAAGCTGATTTCTTAACTATTAACGCTCAAGCCGCTCTTAGAAATGTAATTGAAACTTATAGTTTAAATGCTCGTTTTGTATTTACCTGTAACTTTATAGAACGAATCATTGATCCAATTCAGTCTAGAACTGTTATGTTTGAGTTAATACCTCCTTCAATGCAAGATGTAGCATTTAAATGTGTTGAAATTTTAGATTTAGAAGGTATTACTTATACTAAAGCTGATGTAGTAAGAATTATCAAACAAACATATCCTGATATTAGAAAATGTTTAAACCTACTTCAATCCTCTATTAAAAATGGAGAGTTAATGGAGAGTAGAGCAGTATCTAACTTTAAACAAGTATCAGACCAAATAATAGAATTACTTAAAACTAAAAATGTTAAAAACTTTACTACTATAAGACAGTTAGTAATGGATTCTAATATTAGAGATTACAATGAGTTATATAGAGTATTATTTGAACGAGCCGATGAATTTACTGAATCTGCAGTTGCTACTCTTATAATAGCAGATTACCAACATAAATCAATTATGGCACCTGATAAAGAAATTACATTCTGTGCCTGTGTTTCAAAATTATTAACAACTAAATAAAAAATGGAAAATCAACAACCGCAAATGAGCTTAGATCTAAGCAAAACAACTCCAATTTTAACTGCCGCTGGTGGTAAAATTTGGCATCAAGGATACCTTTTAAGAAAAGTATCTAAATTTATCACTGGTACTAACGAGGATAATGTATTACCAATCCAAGTATTTTACGACCCAGAAACCGGTGAAATTTTAAAAGATGGTTTACCTGATGAATTCAAATTCATTGTAGAAGATGGACAAGAAGATCAATAACATATTTGATTGGGTAAAACAAATGTCTTATGATAAAGAATCATGGTCCTCATTTTCGAATGAGGAGCATGAGATCTTTAATAATTTTATGATTAATAAGATAGTTTCAATGAATCCAAGCTATATTGAATTAGTAGCTGAGATTCAAGAATATCAAATGCCCAAACAAAAGTTATATGAATTTTATTGCAAAACTTTACCTAAACAGAAATTCTTTAACAAATATCAAAAACCTTCTAAACAACAGTATTTAAAAGAAACTATAAGTTTATTATCAGAATATTTTCAAATTAGTACTAGAGAAGTTTTAGATTATTGTAATATTTTAACTCAACAAGATATAAAAGATATTTTACAGCAGTTAGGTAAAGAAGAAAAAGAAATCAAAAAGTTACTAAAATGAGTGATTCAAGAAAAAAATTTGAAGAAATGAATGATAGAGAAGCAACATTTACAATTGATGAAGATAAAAATCCATCAGTAATACATCCAACTCATTATGGTGGAAAAGATAATCCATACGAGGCTATCAAAGTTATAGAAGCTTGGGAAGTAGGATTTAATTTAGGTAACACACTTAAATACATTTCTAGAGCAGGTAAAAAGGATAACATAATTCAGGATTTAGAAAAAGCTCTATTCTATTTGGATAGAGAAATCCAAAACAGAAAAAAACTTGGCTAAACAAATCCCACCAGTATTAAAGGATCTTAAAAAAGTAATAGTTCCACCCGTCAACTATGAAGTTAATAAGTATATATCCTACTCACAATTAAGTATGTTTTCTAACTGCCCGTTCCAATGGGGGTTAAAATATAGAGATGGATTTAAAGTATTTGAACCTAGTATACACGCGGTGTTTGGAACTGCCTTACACTTAACCTTACAAAACTATTTAACAGTATTGTATGAAGAAAGTGGAGTAGCAGCAGATCACTTAGATATTGAGACAGATTTTAAAAACGCTTTAAAAAACGAATACAAACTTACTTTAGAAAAGAATAGTAATGTTCATTTCTCTACAGCAGCAGAACTAGCAGAGTTTTGTGATGATGGGATTCAAATCCTTACTTTCATTAAAGAGAAAAGAACAACTTACTTTTCTAAAAAGGGTTGGTATTTAGTAGGTTGTGAGTTACCAATTGTTTTGAACCCTATTAAAACTCTAGAAAAAGTCTTTATAACAGGATTTATTGATGTAGTGTTTTATCATGAACCTACTAATACAATTAAGATTCTTGATATAAAAACTTCAACTAGAGGTTGGGGTGATAAAGAGAAAAAAGATGATGTAAAGATAGCTCAAATACTCTTATATAAAAAATTCTTTGCAGAACAATATGATTTCCCAATTGATAACATTGAAGTAGAATACTTCATTACTAGAAGAAAGGTATATGAAGGAGGAGATTTTCCTCAAAAACGAATACAAGAATTCAGACCGGCTGCTGGTAAAATTAAAGTAAATAAATCCACACAATTGTTAGAGGGATTTTTAAAACAAGCATTCGATTCTGAAGGAAATTACAATATGGTTGAATTAGAGAAAAAACCAAGTAAACATAACTGTCATTTTTGCCCTTATAAGAATAATCAAGACTTATGTAATAAAAATGAGGAAGTTAAAAACACATTTAAATTTTACTAGGATGCATATATTTATATATAATAATAAAAATATAAATTATGTCACAAAATCAACAATTAACAAGTGTGAAAGTAGACAAAGATATCTTTGAGGCTTTCAAAATCGAGACAATTAAAACAAAGTTTTCATTACAAAAACTGGCAGACAGGTGTATGCATCTATACTTAACAGACCCTGAATTCCAAAAAATGGTTCATGATCATATGAATTTAGAATTAGAAAAATAAAATTTATGAAAGAAGGTTATATACCAAAAGAACAAAGAAAAAAGATATTATTCATTTGTGATGATATCAGAATGCACTCGGGTGTAGCTACAATGGCCCGAGAAATAGTTTTAGGAACCGCTCATCACTATAATTGGGTAGTAATTGGAGCAGCTATTGATCACCCTGAAGCTGGACAAAGAATGGATTTATCTGAAGCTACTAATAAAGAAACAGATAATACTGACTCAAATGTTATTATATATCCTAATAATGGATATGGTAATGCTGACTTAATTAGGTATATGCTAAAAACTGAAAAACCTGATGGGTTAATGTTTTTTACAGATCCAAGATATTATGATTGGTTATTTGCTATTGAAAACGAGGTAAGAAAACAAATACCAATGATTTACTTAAATATTTGGGATGATTTACCTGCTCCACTTTATAATAGAGCATTTTATGAATCATGTGATACTTTATTAGCTATTTCTAAACAGACTAAGAATATTAATGAAATGGTTTTAGGTAAAAAAGCAGATGGTAAAATTATTTCTTATGTACCTCATGGTATTAATGAGAAACATTTCTTCCCAATAGAAAATCGAGATGAGTTAAAAGAAACTAAGAAAAAGTTATTTGGAGATAAAGAATTTGATTTTATATTATTCTTTAACTCACGTAATATTAGAAGAAAATGTATTAGTGATTTATTAGCAGCTCATAAAATGTTTTTAGATTCTTTACCTAAAGAAAAAGCAGATAAAATTGCTTTAGTACTTCACACTCAAGTTGTAGATGGAAATGGTACAGATTTAGATGCTGTTAAAACCCTATTGTTTGGTAAAAAATCAAATGTATTCTTCTCAGATCAAAGAATTGACGCATCTGAATTAAATAAAATTTACAACATAGCTGACGCTGTAGTATTACCTTCTTCAAACGAAGGATGGGGATTAGCATTAACTGAAGCTATGATGGCTAGTAAAATGATCATTGCTAATGTAACTGGTGGTATGCAAGATCAAATGCGTTTTGAAGATGAAGAAGGTAAATGGATTGAACTAACACCTGAATTCCCTTCTAACCATTTTGGTACTTATAAAAAATGTGGTAAATGGGCGGTACCTGTATTCCCTAACAATATGTCATTAGTAGGTTCACCTATAACTCCTTATATTTGGGATGATAGATTAGACTTTAGAGATTTAGCAAATGCTATTAATCAGGTTTATGAAATGTCTCCTAAAGAAAGAATTGAGAATGGTAAAGCAGCTAGAGAGTGGGTAACATCTGATGAATCTGGTATGAGCGCTAGAATGATGTGTAATAATGTTATTAAGGATATTGATTTAACTTTAGAAAAATTTGTACCTAAAAAATCATTTGAACTACTTTTAGTAGAAGATTTGGAACCTCTAGAATTAGTTCATAAATTAACGTATTAATAAGATAAAATGAAAAATACATTTGTAATATCATGCCCTATAGATACTTTTTCAGGGTATGGCTCACGTTCACGTGATTTAGTTAAAGCGTTAATTAATTTAGATAAATACGACGTTAAAATTTTACCACAACGATGGGGAAACACACCTTGGGGTTTTATTGAAGAACACCAAGAAGAATGGGGATTCTTACAATCTCATATTTTAAATGGTCAGTTAACTCAACAACCAGATATTTGGGCTCAAATAACAGTACCTAATGAATTCCAACCTGTTGGAAAGTATAACATTGGGATAACAGCAGGTATTGAAACCACAATTTGTGCACCACAATGGATTGAAGGTTTAAATAGAATGAATTTAAATTTAGTTTCTTCTGAACATGCTAAAAAAGTATTTCAAGATTCTAAATTTCAAAAACAAGATGAAAAAACCAAACAAACTATTGGTACAGTAGAATTAACAGCACCAATTGAAGTATTATTTGAAGGGGTAAACATTACTAAATACCTCCCAGCTACTTTAACACCTGCTTCTGAAATAAAACAAGCATTAGACACTGTAAAAGAGGATTTTGCATTTTTATTTGTAGGTCACTGGCTTCAAGGTGATTGGGGACAAGATAGAAAAGATGTAGGAGGTTTAGTTAGAATGTTTTTAGAAGCATTTAAAAATAAATCTAAAAAACCTGCTCTTATATTAAAAACTATGTCCGGTCCAACTAGTATTATAGATAGAGATAATATCTTAAAGAAGATAGATACTATACGTCAATCTATGCCTACTAAAAATTTACCTAATATTTACTTGTTTCATGGTGAAATTTCAGATGATGAAATGAATCAATTATATAATCATTCTAAAGTGAAAGCAATGGTTAGTTTTACTAAAGGTGAAGGGTTTGGTAGACCATTACTTGAATTTACTCAAACTAAAAAACCAATTATTGCTTCAAATTGGAGTGGTCATTTAGATTTCTTAAATCCTGAATTCACTTCATTAATACCTGGTACTTTAACTAACATTCATCCATCTGCTCAAGTTAAGGATATGTTAATTGATGGTTCTCAATGGTTTACAGTTGATTATGGATTTGCTGGAGGTATATTAAGAGATTATTTTGAAAATTATAAAAAGTATCAAGATAATGGTAAACGTTTAGCACACTATTGTAAAACTAATTTCTCATTTGAGAAAATGCAAGAAAAGTTAGATACTATATTAACTGCTAATGTACCTGAATTTCCAAAACAAGTACAATTAAAATTACCTCAATTGAAAAAAATTGAGTTACCTAAATTAAAAAAAGTAGAATAAAATGAGAGCCTTAACAATACTAGCAACTGAGATTTATCAAATATTAGGTAAATATTCAAATTTAACAGAAAGGAAAGAAGCTACAAAACAATACCTCCTTACTGAAATATCTCAATGGGGGGTAAGAAAATTAAACCAAGGTAATATTATAATATTCAAACCAAAAGAATTTAAAGGAACTAACGACAGTTCTCCTTTTGAAGTTAGGCTAGTCTACGACCCAAATGATAATTTTTGGGAATTGAAATTTGGAAACCTAAATGCACCTACTCCCGAAGAGCAATTTAAGTGGGATGATAATGATCCAAATCGATTACCTAAAGCAATATTTTTACAGAAAGTAATGAATAATGAGATAATTCCTTTTTTAAATAGTACTGATAGTGAGGGTATAAAATTTGAACCCTATGATGGAGATGGTCTTGAAGATGATAGATTAAGTTATTTTCAAAACATGTTTAGAAAATTAAATAGTAGTGAGTTTGAATTTAATAAAGGGTACTCTGAAGATGATAATACCTATTACATAACTAAAAAATTATAATAAAATGAAAGATCAATTAAGTATATGCCCACGTTGCGGGAGTGATGCTTGTTATGTCACTCCTGTAAACGAAGTAAAAAACAATTATTTTTGTTTTGGATGTGGTTTTCAAACAAATGACTTAATGAAAGAAGGTGAATTCGACTTTGAAACATATGAAGAAGCCTTACCTGAACTATATAAAGATCTTAAAAATACAGATTCAGAAAAACGTGTTTGGTACCCAATAACTATTAATATTCAGGATAAAGGAACGGTATTTGCCAACGGAAAAACCAAAGATAATTGGACATGGGCAGGAGTAAAAGCAATTGAAGTAAACGAAGAAGAAAAAGGTAAATTCAAAATACCTGGAACTGAAGATTATTACACCCATAAAACTGATATTAAATCTTTAAAAAACTATTCACAAGATGATTTTATTGAAGCTTTAGATTATATAGGTTTTTACAACTAAAAAATATGAAAATAAGTTATGCAATTCCTGTTTGTAATGAACATGAAGAATTAATGAGATTACTAAGCATCCTCATCACTAATAAAAGAGATGAGGATGAAATAGTAGTTCAATGTGACCAAGGCAATACTACACTTGAAGTATATCAAGTGCTAGACCAATTTTATGGTAGAATAAGTGTTATAGAATTTCCATTAAAAGGTAATTTTGCTGCTTTTAAAAACAATCTAAAAAATCATTGTACTGGAGAATGGATTTTTCAAATAGATGCTGATGAGTATGTAACCATTGAATTTTTACAAAGTCTACATTTAATCTTACAAGATAATCCTACAACAGAGGTATTTTTACTTCCTAGAATTAATACCGTAGAAGGATTAACACCAGAACATATTAATAAATGGAGATGGAATGTAATTGAGAAGGGATGGGTTAATTTCCCTGATTTACAACCTCGTATACTTCAAAATTCACCTAAAATTAATTGGGGAAATAAAGTACATGAAGTATTAATGGGTCATAACACTTGGGCTACTTTACCATTAGAAGATGATTATTGTTTATATCATCCAAAACAAATCGAAAGACAAGAACGACAAAACAATTTATACGATTTATTATGAATTACAAAGAACAAAGACCTTGGGGTCAATTTGAAAATCTCCTAGATAATGATTTATGTAAAGTTAAACAAATTACAATATATCCAGGACAAGCACCAAGTTATCAATACCACTTTAAAAGAGAGGAAGTTTGGGTTGTTGTAAAAGGTATAGGACACTTAAAATTAGATGATAGTATCTTCCCGGCCCGACCTGGAACTATATTTCATATACCTGTGACAGCTAAACATCAAATTAAAAATACAGGACAGGAAGATTTAATTTTTATTGAAGTTCAATTAGGTGAATATTTTGGAGAAGATGATATTGTAAGACTAGAAGATAATTATGGTAGATTATAAAATATTAATAACAACAAGTGGTTTAGGAAGTAGACTAGGAAAACTAACAGACTATACTAACAAATGTTTAATCCGGGTAGCAGATAAACCTGCTATTTCTTATATTATAGAATCGTACCCTCAAGATTCTGAATTTATAATAACATTAGGTCATTTTGGAGATCATGTTAAACAGTTTCTACAATTAGCTTACCCTAACTATAATTTTACATTTGTTGAAGTAGATAATTATAAAGGATCAAGTTCTAGTTTAGGTTATTCTTTATTACAATGTAAACATGTTATAAACTCTCCATTTATATTTCATGCGTCTGATACAATAATAACAAATTATAACCCTGAGTATCCTTGTGAAAATTATATTATTGGTTCTCATAAAGAAGATCCTGCTCAATATCGAACTCTTCATGTTGATGGTGATGAGTTAATCAAAATAAATGAAAAAGGGGAATTAAATTTTGACTATTCTTATGTTGGTATAGCTGGTATTAAAGATTTTGAATTATTTTTTTATAACTTAGAAAACTTAATTAACAATGGGCATGAAGACACATCAGATGTTCACTCTATTAATAATATGTTATCTAAAGTTAAATTTGTTAAAAAAGAAGTTAAAGGGAATGATTGGTTTGATATTGGTAACACAACTGAGTTAAATAAAACTAGAAAAGTACTTCATTCTAGTATTGAAGTATTAGATAAAGTAGATGAATCTATATTTTTCTTTGAAGAATTTGTAATTAAATTCTTTTCTAATTCAACTATAAATAAAAATAGAGTTACTCGAGCAACTAATTTAGGAAATTTAGTACCTTCAATAATTGATTCAACTGAAAATTTTTATAAGTATAAAAAGGCAAAAGGGAAATTATTCTCAAAATCAGTTAATTATACATCTTTTAAGAAATTTTTAAAATGGGCTAAAAATAATTTATGGATAGAAGAATCAAATTCTAATTTTAAACAAAATTGTTATGATTTTTATATTAAAAAAACTAAACAGAGGGTATACCAATATTTAGAAAACCATGTAGAAAATAATCATATTAATGGGCAGTATGTAGAAGATGTTCGCGATTTAATAGATCTTATTGATCCTGAATGGTTATGTGATGGAGTTCCAAGTCAATTTCATGGTGATTTTATATTAGACAATGTTATTGAAACTAAAGAAGGATTCACATTAATTGATTGGAGACAGGATTTTGCTGGGGATTTAAATATAGGTGATTTATATTATGATTTAGCTAAACTAAACCATAACTTAACTGTTAACCATGATATAGTAAATAAAAATCTATTTGGCTCCTCAAAAGAAGATTATTATATTTTAGTTAATAGTAAATTAAAAGAATGTGAAGAAGTATTACATTCATTCATTATTGAAAATGGGTTAGATTTGAAAAAAGTAAAGGTGTTGACAGCTATAATTTGGATTAATATGGCTCCACTTCATGAATACCCATTTAGTAATTTTTTATTCAATTTCGGAAAGTATAACTTACAAAAATATTTAAATAATGCAACCTAAATACTTTATAGGACCAATGTCCCTAAATGTAGTAGACACTATAATTGAGTTTTGTAATAGAACTAATAACATTATAGGATTAATTCCTTCTCGTAGGCAAGTAGAATATGACGGGGGATATGTAAATAATTGGACCACTAAAGGTTTTAGTACATATGTTAAGGATAATACCTCTAATATTATATTAAAACGAGATCATTCAGGTCCTTCTCAAGGGCAAAGTGAAGATGATGGATACAAATCTTTAACTGAAGATTGTAAATATCTAGATTTAATTCATATTGATCCCTGGAAAAGATATCCTGCTTTTAACTTAGGATTAAAAGAGACTATAAGAATGATTGAACATTGTTATGATTTGAATCCTAATATAGAATATGAAGTAGGAACAGAAGAAGCTATAAGAAGATTTGAACCATATGAATTGGATGAACTAATTTCTGGATTGAAATCAAAATTAGACCCTGAGGTGTTTGCAAAAATAAAATACCTGGTAATACAATCAGGCACTTCACTAAAAGGAACTACTCAGACAGGGGCGTATGATAGTGATAGATTATTAAATATGATTAATATTGCCAAAAAACATAATTTAATTTCTAAAGAACATAATGGTGATTATATCCCGGTTTCTATAATTAAAGAAAAATTTAATTTAGGCCTTGATTCAATTAATATTGCCCCCGAATTTGGTTTAATAGAAACCCAAACTTATTTGGATAACATAAAAGAAGATATTATATTAGATAAATTTTTTAATATATGTTATGAATCTAAAAAATGGGTTAAATGGGTTAATAATGATTTTGACCCATTTACTAATAAAATAGATTTAATTAAAATATGTGGGCATTATGTTTTATCTACTCCTCAGTTTTTATATGATATTAAATCTAATTTTCCTAACATTGACAAAGAAATACAAAATAACATTAATAATAAATTAAATGAATTATATAACTAGAAACGAAGATATTATATTAGGTAACAAAGATTTAGAAAATTTATATAACTTCAAAAATTTCCCTGTATTCATGGGTTGTGTTGAATCCCCTATAGAAGAGGATATCATAGAAGATATGAATTGGACCATCAGTAAAGAATCAGGAGCAATTCAATTAAACCCTTTACTACCTTTAGATGTAGTATATAATTCAGAACATGGTTCAGGTACTGTAGGAAAATCTTGGGATGAACATCATCAATCATTTGCTGATTTTGTTAATAAATTTGGAGGTAACAATATCTTAGAAATTGGAGGATTACATGGTATTTTAGCTCAAAAATGTTTTAAATTAAATCCTAAATTAAAATGGACTATAATTGAACCGAATCCAATAGTACCTGAAAACATACCTGTTACAATAATTAAAGGTTTTTTTGATAATAATTTTACTTCTAAAGAAAAATTTGATACTATAATTCATTCTCATGTTTTGGAGCATATTTACAATCCTGATGAGTTTATAAGTCATAAATCATCATTTATGGAAGAGGGAGATAATTTAATATTTTCAGTTCCTAATATGGAGGTTATGTTAAAAAACAATTATACTAATTGTGTTAATTTTGAACATACTATATATTTTACTGAACCCTATATTGAATATATGTTAGCAAAATATGGATTTGAATTAATAGAAAAATCATACTTTAGACCTGATCATAGTATATTTTATTGCGCTAAAAAATCTTTATTAACACAACCAATAGCTTTATCAAACGATTTATATGATATAAATAAATCTACTTTTTTAAACTATATAAATTCATATATTTCGGATGTTAATAATTTAAATAAAATAATATCTAATACATCTCTACCAGTTTATATATTTGGTGCTCATATTTTCACACAATATTTAATCTCTTTTGGATTAGATGTATCTAAAGTGATATGTTTATTAGATAATGATTCTAAAAAGGAAAATAAACGTCTTTATGGGACACAATTAATTTCTCAATCTCCTAAAATATTAAAAGATATTCCTGAAGCCTTAGTAGTTTTAAGAGCTGGAGTTTATAATGACGAGATAAAAAATGATATATTAAATAATATTAATCCTAATATAATTTTTATTTAATGGATTTAAGGCCTAAAACTATCATCTGTGATATAGATGGAACATTAGTAGAACATGGTTCTCCATCTCAAGTAGCAACTTCTACATATAAAATGACTCTCCTCCCTGGTACTTTAACTAAATTAGAGGAATGGGAGGCTAAAGGTTATAGAATAATTTTACTAACAGGTAGAAAAGAATCAATGAGAGAGGTTACTAAAGCCCAACTTAAAGAAGTTGGAATTTTTTATGATCAACTAATAATGGGGGTTGGAGGAGGTGCTCGTTATTTAATTAATGATAATAAACCAAATGGGGCAGAATATGCTACCGCTATTAATGTAGAAAGAAATAAAGGTGTAAAAGATATAAACATATAAAATGGTACTCTTAATAAATACTTTTATAACTAATAAATCAGGTACTGGTGGAGCATGGGAAACTGCTGGAGTTAGTCAAGATCGAGGAAATCTAACTCAAGATAATAAACTGGATATTTTAAAATATACTCTTTCAAGTTTTGCTAAAGCATACCCTTGGAAACGAGTTATTATTAAAGCTCAATTAGATGATGAGTATACCTCTGAGGAGATTAAAAAAGAATTTGAACATTATGTGAGAGAAGAGTTTAAAGACTTTGACTTATATTTTTCCCATACTCGAAACGTTACTCAACAAGATTGGATTGAAACCCATAAATTAATTAATGATGACTATGTTCATTGTTATTGTAGTCATGATCATGTATTAATGGATTATTCTCCTGAATATCTTGAACGTATATTAAATTCTTTAAGAGAAGATAACTCTCATGATTATGTAACTTTATCTTTAAGTCACTGGTCTGAATTTATGAGGAATGCTAAAGCCGGACCTACTAATACTCATAGAGATGTTGCCCCTATGTTTTATAATATAAATTATAAACTAGAAGAAAATTATGTCTCATATGAGGGATTTTGTTACGATAGCATCCATATAATTTCAGAAAAACTTTATAAAGATTGGTTTTGCATTGGAGAATGGGATAAAACTCTACTAATTTATCCTCCTAACACATTTAAAACTGGACATATTGAATTACCTAGAATTGATGGAGTAGGTATTACAGATTTAAACTTTATCAGAAATAAGTTATTAAATATCCCAACTCCCCGACAAAAAATAGTTATACCTTATAGAGAAATAGCTAGACATTATGATGGTTATTTTTATCATGGTATAACTAATAATCAAGCTCCTTCATTAGATATACCTAAAGGATTTTTTGAAAAAGATATTAAAATTAGGTATGGATATGATACTCGAAAAGAAGGATGGGTTAATATTAACCCTAAAAATGAATATTACTATGCGTCTAATAAATCAGGAGCTGATTATAAATTTACTTTAGAAGAAATCCCTCTATTTTGGAAATCTCGTATATCACAATGGGACATAAATCCTGATATAAATGAAGAAGAAATGATTCAACATAGATTAAAATCAGTTTTGGAAATGCTTTATACTAGTGAAAACCATAATCCTTATATTGAACCTGAATTAGAAACTAAAGTATTAAATGAATATCTTAAAATATTTCCTCAATTTAATTTAATATGAAAATATTATACATAACTAACCATATAGATATAGCTAGAGCTAGTGGTGGTTTTATAAATGACTATCAAAATGATTTAGTATTTTATGGTTTAAGAGAATTATTTGGTGATGATGTTATAGATAGTACTCAAATAATTTCACTTTATAAGGAGTATGAGAATAAAATACATCCCCAACACTTATGGGGTGGTATGACTTCTTTCTGGTTAATTGGGGATAATAACATTGATAGAACTAATATTGAAGAAAAAATTAAGGATCAATACTATGACTTAATTATTTATGGAGCTATTAAACGTTGTAAAAATTATTATGATCTAGTTTCTAAATGTTACCCACCTAATAAAGTAATTTTAATTGATGGCAATGATGAATCTGATTTAGATCCTCTTTATGAGAAACATTTATACTTTAAAAGAGAGTTAATAATAGATCATCCTAATTTATTACCTATAACTTTTGGAATACCAACTAGTAAATTAACTATTCCTAATAAGAATAAAATACAAGAATACGCAACTTGCATTCCTGGCCAACCTGAAACTTATATTTTTAAAACTGAACAACCTTATTATGAAGACTATCAAAAGTCATTTTATGGTGTGACCATGAAAAAGGCAGGATGGGATTGTATGAGGCATTACGAAATATTAGGAAATTATTGTATGCCTTACTTTATAGGGTTAGAAGATTGTCCTAAAAACACATTAGCTAATTTACCTAAAGAATTATTATTAGAAGGAAGAGAATTAGCAAATAATTTTGATTCTCAAAATTACTTTATTATATTAGATGAAATATTTAATTATACTAAAGAGAATTTAACAACTAAAAACATAGCTAACTATATATTATCAAAAATATGATTCAATTAGAAGACATTCAAAAACTAGTAGGTAATCATTTACCTCCTTATTTACTTAATAGTAAAAAATTTATACCTGGTGAAAGTACTGTATGGTATTCAGGCCCATATTGGGATAATAGAGAAATTGAAGCCGCTATAGATACATTTTTAAATGGAGCATGGGTTACAACTGGAGCTAAAGTTAATCGGTTTGAAATGAAATTTGGTAAAAAATTCAAAACCAAATACTCTCATATGGTTAATTCAGGTTCATCTGCTAACCTAGTATTAATTGCTGCCTTGAAAAAACGATTCAATTGGGCTGATGGAGATGAAATTATAGTATCACCTGTAGGTTTTGCAACTACAATATCAGTAATTGATCAAAATAAATTAAAACCTATATTCATTGATATTGAATGGAATACTTTAAATTTTGATTTAAACTTAATTGAAGCTAAAATTACTCCTCGTACTAAAGCAATCTTTATATCACCGGTGTTGGGTAATGCTCCTGATTTTGATAGGTTAGTAGAAATAGCTCAAAAACATAATATATTATTAGTTGGTGACAATTGTGATAGTTTAGGTTCTAAATGGAATGATAAATACTTAAGTGAGTATTATGTTGCTTATTCAAATTCATTTTATCCATCACATCATATGTCAACAGGTGAAGGTGGTATGGTTTGTACTAATGATGAGGAACTTAAAAAACTAATCATGAGTTATTCATGGTGGGGTAGAGCTTGCTATTGTGTAGGTGCTGCTAACTTATTACAACAAGGTAGTTGTGGATGTAGATTTGGTAGACATTTAGAAGGTTATGAAAATGATATTGATCATAAATATATCTTTGATAACATGGGATATAATTTAAAACCATTAGATTTACAAGGTGCAATTGGTTTAGTACAATTAGAAAAAATAGATGAAATTGATGCTAATAGAAAAAACTCTAAAGAAAGATTAGACAAAATTTTCACTGATAACATCCCAGGACTTAAAGCTATTCACTCATTAGATAAAGCAAGTACTAATTGGTTTGGAACACCTTTCATATGTGATGAGCCAGGTTTAAAACATAAACTAGTTCAACATTTAGAAGAGAATCTAATACAAACTAGAAATTACTTCGCAGGTAATATTTTAATGCATCCTGGTTATAAACATTTAGGTGATTATAAAGAATTTCCTGAAGCAAATAAAGTATTAGATAAAGTATTTTTTATAGGTGCCGCACCACATTATACTGAAGAAGTATTTACTTATGTTGAAGAAGTAGTTAAAAAATTTAATAAATAATGGATTTACAATCTAGTATAAAATCTCAAGGTGAGTATGTTACTCAAATTATCCATTTTATAGGAGGTGAGAAACGTACTTTTGAGAATATCAAATCTACATCAGTTAAACAAGGTCAGTTTACTAAATTAATTACTAAAGATGGTAGAATGATTTTAATAAATGATAAAAATGTCCTCTGTATAGAGGTATTTGCAGAATGAAAGTAGTTATTTTAGGTGATGGATTATTAGGAAGTAATATTCATCAAATAATGGGATGGGATGTTATATCTAGAAAACAAGATGGTTTTGATATCACACAACCTGAGTTATTCTATAAATACTTTATAGAGAGTCATGAAGGAATTATTTTTACTCCTAAATACAATGTTATAGTGAATTGTATAGCGAATACTAATACTTACTCAACTGATAAAAAATCCCATTGGGGTGTTAATTATAAAGGAGTAGCAGATTTAGTTGATTTTTGTAATATACATAACATTAAATTAGTTCATATATCATCTGATTATGTTTATACTAATTCAGTAGAGAATGCATTAGAAAATGATATTCCAATTCATGGTAATAATTGGTATTCATATACTAAATTATTAGCCGATGCTTATATTGAATTAAAATCCAATAACTATTTAATTTGTAGAGGTACTCATAAACCTAAACCGTTTCCTTATGATAAAGCCTGGGTTAATCAAACAGGTAATTTTGATTATGTAGATTGTATAGCAACTTATATTACTTATTTAGTTAGCATGGATTTTACCGGATTATATAATATAGGTACTAAAACTAAAACAATGTATGAATTAGCTAAACAGACTAATCCTAATGTTAAACAAGCCTTCAAACCTGAAAACATACCTACTAATACAACTATGAACCTTAATAAATTAGAAGAACAATGCTTATTAAAGAATTAGTAAATAAATCAGTGTACGGTACTATAGGTTATATTGCTTCTCAAGAAGATATAAATACTTTAGAACAATATATAATTTATAATTTACCTATTTTAAGAGAATACAAACAAATAATAGTTGCAACTAA